ATCGGATTTGGTTTGGTCAGATACGTAAATTTAATCTTGTCACCAGATTCGATTCGTGAAACCTTCTTCGAGTCGGTATAGTGATTGTGGAGTATCGCACCTCTCACATGGATAGGTGTTCCCTTTGTATAGATTGTTTCGTGGTCAGTCCATTTCGCTATATTCTGAACTCCTCTTGGAAATGCGACATCTTCCGGGTTTGCCTTTGCGAAATACTCTTTGAACAATGCAATTTCTCTTTGAACATCCGATTCCTCTTTATTCACCATACTCTTAAAGATTTCCTTAAGAGCATCTCTGACTATCTGTGGGGTAGATGACTTGACCGCCTCGATTCCCATAATCTTGAGTTGGGGCTCTTTATACTGAACTCCCTCGTTGTTATGTACGTTAAGGATATATCGTTTCTTCGCAGTCCAGATTCCTCTATCCGCAATCACCTCTCGTTCCATAACCATCTTGTTCTCACGACCACCAAGCATTTTGAATAGTTCATCATAACATTTTTCGAGAACCACTTCCAGTTGTTCCGAGCATATCTTGTCAAGGAACTGAACTGGATTCTTCGGATTGAACTTATCGATTAACGAACCTAATTTAACATACACCGAATCGGTATCAATCGCAACAACGTAATCTTCTCTTGAACCATCAAATCTGAGGTTGTGGGTGTTCATCAAGTCATTCAAATACTTGTTAATGGCTTTCTCTGCCCATTGGATAGTCAGTTGTCCTGTAAGAGTAACTGCTTCTGCAATTCGTCTATCATAATATCTGAACCAACGATTACCCATTGCACCATACAATGAGTTAAGAAGAATCTTGATTGCCATTTGTTGGTTCTTCGCAATCTGTATATCCCTCTCCACCCGATAGATTTCCTGTTTATTGTGGGGGTCTATCGTTTGTAATTCTTTTTGTGCCTTTAACATTCGGTTCTTCATACCGACACGACCTTCGTACATCTCCCCAATCACCCGAGGCATCAATCCTTCCTTTTCCGTATAGTATTGAGAACCATTAACCGCAAGAGATACATCATCTTTCTTATTCTGAACTTTGTCGTGCATCACATTATATACATTAACATCTTTAATAGAGTGGGGGTGTAATGTTTCTGGACTCATGTTGTATTGCATAATGATTGACGGATACAGAGAAGCCAAGTCGAACGAACATATCCAATCGTGTTTCCCGACCTGGGGCTCTTTCACATATCCACCGGGATATGAACCTGTACCTGTATTCTGTTTTGGTGGGATTACTATTTTCTGTAATGATAAATCTCTGTAAATGATTGTATCCCAAATCGATACAGTACCTAATATGTCAATGTAGTTTGCACCAGAGTTATATGCCATGGTGAGGGCGAGAGAGATAAGGTCGAGTTTATCGTCAAGTCTATCTACAATATCCACGTCCTTAATGTTATAATCAATAAACTTCTGATAGTCTTTCTCGTGTAACTCATTCAAGTTACTATATTCATCAAAGGATAACTTAGAATCACCAAGAACCACGTTTGCAATATGGTCTAGTCTATATGACTCTTGTGTACCTATCGTGTTATATGTGAACTTCTTGAACAACTCCATATAATCCAAGATTGTAATACCACCTAACTTATATTGTAGTTTTGGTTTGTAGAAAGCCTGAACAAATTTAGGAGTATCATCTTTAACATCACCCCATGGCGATAGTTTCTTCATAATGTTTCTACCACATATCTTTTCGATTCTATTAACGAGATATGGTATGTCGAATTCTTTTACGTTCCAACCTGTGATAATATCAACACCTTGCATGTGAATAACGTATCGTGATAGTAACTCACGTTCATCATTGCATTTAGTGTATTTCACATTTGGTTCGTGTGTAGTGTAATCGCCACAACCAAATACATGGAACGTATCATCTATATTATTCTTACATGTGATTGCGGTTACTTCTTGGTCTGCATCTTCGGGGTGGGGGAATCCATCTTCAAACCGAACCTCGATATCGATTGAAGTTACGTTAATGACTTCTCTATCCCATTTAATCTTGTTAGGGAATTTGTCATACATGTATTGGATTGCGAAATTGGTTTGGCCGTATATATCAAATCCTTCCACGTCTTGATACTTGCGAACGAACTGAGTGCCCTCTGCCATATCACCGAACACAATCGGTTCGACATTCTTACCTTTGAGAGATTTCCAAGTGGTATTGGGTAGGTCAGATTCTAGATACAGAGTCGGTTGGTAAGGAACTAAAGTCTGAACTCTCTTACCATTTTTATATCCGATATAACGGATATTCTTTCCGTATCGATAGACGTTTGTATAAAATTCCATAGTATATATTATACCCTAATTGTTAGGGAAAGTCAAAGTTATAGAAAGGGAGGTCGTGTTGACCCCCCTTAGCAAAGTTTAGCCAAGCAAGAGTTTTTTCGCACCCTTGTTTAGTTCACCCAGTTTGATAGTCTGTGGCTTATCTTCTTCAGGGATTTGGTTTTCCAATCCAACAAGAAGTAGACCATCGACGATATCAGCACCGACAACTACCATAGTATCAGACAAAGTGAATTTACGAATGAATTTACGTGCAGAGATTCCTCTGTGAACGTAATCATCCCTATCTTCAGAATGTTTGTGACCTTCAATAGTTAAATCACCTTTCTCAAGAGTAAGTGAAATATCATCTTTATTGAATCCTGCGACAGCAATTTCAATAAGATAATGAGTATCATCTTTCTTGACAACGTTATAAGGTGGGTATCCCTGTCCTCTAGCGATACCGTTGTGAGTGTTTTCGATTCTATCTAATGTATTAAAAAGTGAATCGAATCCGAAGAATGTTTCCCTCGGAAAGTTTAATGCTAAGTGTGACATAATGTCCTCCTATTAAATAGCAAGGTTATAAAAGTGGGAATATCATATTCCCGTTCCTTTAAGATATCCCGAAGGCATATCCTAAATTCTTTAGTAACAGAGAGGTATCCAATCCTTTCTCATTACTTAATTCCTATATTATATTTAGGACAAAGTTCCCAGTTAACTTTGTCTTTATGTGAAATTATTTTAATCTGACTTAATGGTGCTGTTTCACCTATTTCTAATACCGTAGTCAATAATCCCCAATCACTCAATAGAGTAACGATAGTATTTCGTCGCATCATATCGTTTTCTGTGAGGTTAGACGGTTTCCCATCTAACAAGAACAACTCTTTAAAATGCGTTATAAAATATCTGCCTTGTTTGTGTAAGATATGACACGATTGAAATAGTTTAGAATCTCTTTTAGATGCAACCCCCATACGAGTCAATGTCTCTTTAATCTTCAAAAAGTCATCTGGTTCGGATAAAGTTACCTCTAACATAAGCGAAGGATTCCAATCAACCAAGTCATCATTGTACTCCACCATAATTTATACTTTCCTTTATATGTTTTAAGTTTTCTTTACTTAAAAGCGGAAGTACATCACGTGCTTTTTCACTAGAATAGCCGTAATATTTCTTAACAGCATCTATATTACTAGAGGTGAATTTCTTATTCCACTTTGAGAAACGATTTCGTTTCCTAATAATATTTATAAGAAAGTCAAACTGCAATCTGTTATCGATATGGTAGTGTTTATTCATTTCATTCGCAAATAAAACGGTGTCCGGGAAATAGGATAAACCTCTATTAATCATAAACGGGGAGTAATCCTTTTCCGATTCAAAGATATCTTTCTTGGTCGAGTTAATTGCTTTTAGGTAATCGAATGGACTCATATAAACTTCACTTGACTCATAATTTCGGTTAAACAAGCAACCACATTTAACTCGTGGTCAGCCATAAAACTATCCTTGTATGAATAGTCTGCAAGGATTATAACTAGTGGTGGTATGGAGTGGGGGTCGACATACGTTTTCATATTGTCATATATCATTCTAAAGAGTTTTGCCGACTCCACATCCATATTATCAGTTACCCATTTACGCATACCCTTAAAGTCTTTTTCTTTTAGATATGTCATCAATTGCTTGACGTTTTCCTCTGAGATAGTTACTAAGATACCTGCGTCGATAGTTCCAGACATTCCGTATCTTTGACATTCGTTTATGATACGTCTAAAGTCTGGAAAGTATTTCACAATTAGTTCCATCAAAACATGATTATCATAAGTTACATTCTCTTGTTCCAGAATATGCCAAATCCGTTTTAAGAAATCTGCTTTCAAGTGATTTTGGATTTGACCTTTTGATACATTGAAATCATAGACAGAACATCTAGAATGCAATGGTTCGATAATACGGTTCTTGAAATTGCACGTAAGGATAAACCTGCAATTGCTTGAGAATTCTTCGATAAACCCACGAAGGGCAGGTTGTGTAGATTGCGGATTTAGGTAGTCAGCTTCATCTAAGATAACTACTTTATATCCACCTAATAGTGATACCGTACTTGCGAATTGTTTGATTTTACCACGAAGGGTATCAATGTTGCCATCTTCAGAACCATTTATAACGATATGGTCTAATTCAAGTTCATTGCATAATGCTCGAGCAACGGTTGTTTTACCATTACCAGCAGTACCAGTAAACATCATATTGGGGAGTTCGCCCCCTTTGATTATTTCATTAAAGGTATTTTTTAGGGATTCGGGAAGAACGCAGTCCTCGATTTTCTGAGGCCTCCATTTCTCTACCCATAAGAATTCTTTCATTCACTTTCTCCATTATGTAATTTGTTTCTTATAACTATACCTTTCCACCACTTAACGAGGAACATTACTTTAAGTGGATAATGATGTGGGTTCTCTGGTAATTCATTTTTAAAATACTCAATGAATTCTTTCAGTTCC